CTAATGGCCGCACGCGAACAGTACACCGCCGAGCAAGTGGCGCAAGCAATCATCAAGGCGCAAGGCATCCTTGTGGGCGCTGCGCAGGCGCTTGGTTGCTCACGGCAGACGGTGGACAATTACATCAAGAAATACAAGACGGTCAAGGATGCTTACCAGGAAGCGAATGAAATCACCATTGATTTTGTGGAATCGGCGCTGCTGAAGAACATCAAAAAAGGCGATACCACGGCGATGATTTTCTTTTTGAAAACGAAGGCTAAACATCGTGGGTATGTTGAACGGCAAGAGATGACCGGCAAGGATGGCGGCCCAGTACAGACCGAATCCACCGTCAAGCCTGACCTGTCGAAATTAACCGTGGACGAGCTTTTGCAGTTGCGCACGATGGTGGCGAAGGCGACCGATGCAGCTACCGACGTTAAGTGAAATCAACGCTGAGTTAGCGCGCAAAAGTCTAGCAGAGTACATTCGGCAAGCTTGGCATGTGGTGGAGCCGTCAAACGTTTATATACATGGCTGGCATATTGACGCAATTGCGGACCACTTAGAGGCGGCAACCCGTGGCGAGATTCGCAACCTGATTATCAACATTCCGCCACGTCATGCGAAGTCGTTGCTGTGCTGTGTGTTCTGGCCTACATGGGTGTGGGCAACACGTCCAGAGACACGATGGCTATTCAGTAGCTACGGCGAAAACCTAGCCATCCGTGACTCACTCAAGTGCCGGCGCATTGTCCAGTCAGCATGGTATCAACGTAACTTTGGTGACATGTTCACCTTGACCGGTGACCAGAACCAGAAGACACGGTTTGACAATGACAAGACTGGTTACCGCATAGCTACCAGCGTTGGTGGTCTTGGCACAGGGGAAGGTGGCGATTTTATCGTTGTGGACGACGCGCAAAAACAGGCGGATGCACACAGTTTGTTAGCTAGAGAAACGGTCACAGATTGGTGGGATAACACCATGTCAACCCGTGGCAATAATCCGGATCGAGTCGTCAAAGTTGTCATTATGCAGCGCCTGCATGAGCGGGATTTGACCGGGCATTTGCTGGAACGGATGCAGGCGGATGGTGAGCATTACGAGCATCTGTGTTTACCGGCGCGCTATGAAGCATCTGACCGTGTTACGTCAATCGGATGGCGCGACCCACGGACTGAGTCAGGGCAGCTACTATGGCCAGAACGATTTACGCCCGACGCTCTAGCGAGACTAGAAAGCAGTATGAGCAACTACGCCGTAGCCGGCCAGTTGCAGCAGCGACCGTCACCGGATGCCGGTGGTATTTTTAAGAAGTGGCATTGGCGATATTGGAAACCCAAGGGCGTTAACTTGCCACCAATCGTGATTGATGAGATTGACGAGGAAACTAAGGCGGTCACATTGCTGGAGATTGATGCGGTTGATCTGCCTAGCACGTTTGACGAGATGCTGCAGTCGTGGGATATGGCTTTTAAGGAAACCAGGACTAGCGATTTCGTGGCGGGACAAGTGTGGGGTAGAGTCGGCGCCAATCGTTACATGTTGGATTACTATTGTGAGCGTGCGGACATCAACGCATCAATGGCGCAGGTAGAAACGTTCTCGCAGAAGTGGCCCAAAGCCTATGTCAAACTGGTTGAAGACAAGGCGAATGGCCCAGCCGTGATTCAAATTCTTAGTAGGAAAATTACGGGCCTTATAGCGGTTGAGCCGGAAGGCGGCAAAATCGCCAGGGCGCACGCCGCTTCGCCATCGGTTGAATCGCACAATGTTTATTTACCACATCCGGCGCTGTACGGATGGGTAGATAAGTTCAGGGAAAGTTGTGCGATCTTCCCGAACGGCGCCAATGATGACGATGTGGATGCATTTACGCAGGCGATGATTCGGTGGCAAGCATATCGCCCAGCACCTCAAGATTTAGTCGATTTTGCTTAACAGGAGCCATGTGGAAGACCAACAACTACTAGATAAAATTGAACGGTTGCAGGTTGTCGGCGTAAAGCCGGGCGACACCATCGTCCTGACCATGCACGCCGAAGTGTCGCCATCAGACATTGATCGATTACACATGGAAAGTGTGATTAAGAGATTCTTTGATCAAGGTGTCAAGGTGCTTGTTCTAACGCGATGCGACTTGTCTATCATTCGTTCAGAGGTGGCATGACGCAACCAACTACCGCCATCACATTGCAGGCACGCATGATTGATGGCGTGCTCCGAATCTACAGCATGGATGGCCAGCCAGTTGACATGGTTGCCATCAGTAGTGGCGACGCGGAGACAGCGCATCGGCTCAGCGTGGGCATGGCGCAGTACTGGCGCAAAGCTCTGGGGCGGGAGCCATTGCCAACGGGTAACCAATTAAAAAAGGCGGCATACAGTGGGAATCATCGATAGACTGGCTGAGCGTTTTGGGTATCGCAAGGCCGACCGGGTGCAGGCGGATTGGCTGCGGATGTCTGCCGAACAAGAGGGTGACAACATCCCTAGTATGGGGCTACCGCGGACGCAGCTTGAATTATACCAGAAGCTATCATGGGTGCAATCTTCTGTGTCAGCCGTGGCACGCACGGCAGCCACAACAGCATTTAGTGTATCAAAGCTGAACGGCGAAAAGACAGAGGCGGTAGAGAATCACCCGTTTGAACTATTATTGCGCCGGCCTAATCCACTACAGAGCCGCTTTGAATTACTGGAATCCACGGTCAGCTATCACCGCCTAACTGGTAACGCCTACTGGTGGCTAAATCGCAAGAATGAAAACGCCGCGCCCGATGAGATTTGGGTGATTCCCTCCTACCGTGTAAAGCCCGTACCGGATGGCAAGTTGTTCATCCGGGGCTACATGTACGAGACTGACAACGGTGATGAGTTACCATTGGAGCCGCACGAGATTGTCCATTTCAAAAGCTACCATCCACTTAATCCGTTCGTTGGGATGTCACCGCTTGAATCGCTGTCCACTATTGCCGCCGGCGATTTGGCGATGCAAAAGTGGAACACAAACCTATTCGACAAAGACAATGCCAAGATGCCGGGGGCCATTGCGTTTGCCGATCCTATCGAGAATGACGCATGGGAGAAAATCAAGGCCGATATCAACGCCAAGCACGGTGGTACCAAGCGGGCACTGATGATGCTACGCAATGTCGGCAAAGGCGGCGTGCAGTGGATCAGCATGGCTGTGTCACAAAAAGATATGGAATTCCTGGCCGGCCGCACGTTCAACAAAGAGGAAATTTACTCAATCTACGCGCCGGGACTAGCGTCCATTCTAGCCGTCAACGCCACAGAGGCCAACGCCAAGGCCGGTAAGGCCACGTTTGTCGAAATGGCCGTGTGGCCGCAACTGGTGTCTATCGCCGAGACAATCACCAACAACGTGTTGCCGGCCTATGGCGACAACTTTATCGGCGCATTTGATGACATCCGTGTGGCAGATCGTGCCATGATTATAGCCGAACAATCCGCCGCCGGACAGGTGCAAACCATTGACGAAGTACGGCAGAAATTCTACAATTTGCCGCCGTTGCCGGATGATCGCGGCGCTCGTTTGATGTCTGAACCGATGCAGCAATCAGAGGCGGCCGTGGGCATGGGGCAACAGCTCGTGGTGCATGATTATCACATCAAGAGTGGGATCATCACCAAAGACGAGGCACGGGCTATCTACGGTATGCCGCCAATCAGTACGGACTCACCGACTGAGTTGGAATCTAAATTCCGCGCGGTGTCGGCCGGCATGGGCGTAGGTGTTCCCGCCGAGCCGTTATTCCGCATGTTATCTCTACCCGTTGACCTGCTGCCGTCCGTCGATTCCGTGATTACACAGCCGCAACGCCAATTGCCGGCACCGCAGGACACGCCATCGCTCGATCAACCGCAGGACCAGGCGTTAGAGGTTGGCACAGACATGCGCCAACAGGAAGCAAAAGCCTACCGCAAGTGGTTAAAGAGAAAATCGGACCGGCATTGGTCAGCGTTTAAGGCAGCTTATTTGACGCAATCCGAATTAGAATCCATCTACACTGAAGTGCGCCAGGGGGTCGCACCTGACGACACCTTTTTTCGTGAGTGGCAAAGCTACCCGTAATTTACCCGGCGAGGATGGTAGCGATGCAGAGCGCACGGCGTTAGAGAACAAACACGCCAAGCGCATTTACGCAGCGTTTCAGGCTGTGCTGCTGAAAGTGGCGCCGACAAATACCACCGTGCGCAATGTGACGGTAGACAAGGCCATCGAGCGCTGGCGCTCCAGCCGTGACATTATCCGTGATGCGCTGGTTGACATGCTGACCGATAGCGTACTGCTCGGCGCCGATGTGGGCCGACAGCAGGTTGAGGCCATTCTTGGCGTAGGCAAAGCGCCCGTGGTCGTTGGCGGTGTGGACTGGGACATGATCAACGTCAACGCATTGCAATGGGTCACGGGCGGCGGCCAGATGGGCGGCGGGCTTGGTGGTGGCTATGCCAACGCCCTGGCCGAAACAATGTCAGCCACTACGGAGACAGGGCTGCGCACTATCTTTGGCGAGTGGATTAACAACAACCTGAGCTATGGCCAGTTGGTGCAACAGTTGGATAGGACGGTGTTTGGCCGGACAAGATCTGAAATGGTCGCAACCACGGAGATCACCAGGGCGTATGCGCAGGGTACGCTGGAATCCTACAGGGGTAGTCGAGTCGTAAAGCGCATTCGGTGGCAGGCTGTGGGTGATGAACGAGTCTGCCCGCAATGTGGGCCGCTGAACCAAACCGTGGCGCTAATTAGCGAAGGATTCCCGGGCGGTGTTATGCCGCCCCGGCACGTCAGGTGTCGGTGCTGGATTTCTGGCGTAGTTGATATAGCCGATTTTGAGCAAACGCAGCCTGAGCAGCCATTACCACCGGTTGGGCAATTCGCATCGCTCGATCAGGCGGCACAGTGGGCAAGCCGCAGTTATCCGAATATTACATGGGACTTTGACGGCGCCCACATTAACACAATCAATCCAACGCTGGCGCAATTTGATAAGCTCGCCCAGAAGTATCCAGATGTAGCAAAGCGGCTGGAATACGTCGGTACGTACAGGGGCAAGACGCCGCCATTCACTAACCAACAATCAGACCAATTCGGCAACGCAATTGCGCACGCCTACTATGAAAGCGGCAAGCAGATAGGCTTAAATCCAAGGTACTACGGCGATCCGGTTGGTTTTAGCGATGCACTGGAGCAGATGAAGTCGGGGAAGTGGGTTGATGCCGACAACAGTATAGAATCTATCTTGTCGCATGAGTTCGGGCATTTGGTAGACGGATGGTTAAAGGCCAGCAATAAAGCGTGGAATGACACGGTGTCTCTTGATGGTTTTGGCCTGGTCAGTGAAACCCTGGAGATTTGGCGCGGAAGCAATAGGGCAACCAAGGCACTATCAGAGTACGCTACCGCAAACACGCTAGAGAACTTTGCAGAAGCTTTTGCTGCATTGCAGCACAAAGGGGGTAGCCGTTCGGCGTTCGTCAAGAAGTTTAAAACGATGCTCGACGCTATTGCCAATCCAGCCGTTTGGACGGATAATTACACGTACACAAGCGACATGCCGCGCGGCGAGGAGCGCGACCAGGCGAGGGCGCGTATTACGGAATTGCGGAAGATGCTAAATATCAAGTGAGGTGCCATGCAAGTTGTACCGGCTATCTGTATTTACTGTAAGCACTTTGACCGAAATCCAGACGGTGAGACGCTGGCGTGCGCTGCCTTTCCGATGGGTGTTCCGGTCAATATTTTGCACAGCAAGCGCGATCATCGATTGCCGTATGACGGCGACAACGGTGTGCAATTTGAAGTGCAGTCGGGAAAGCAGCAGGAATTGGTCAAGTTGATTTCACTCATTCAGTTTGCTCCATAGCTAACCGAGAGCATTATGGGGCATGTAGAGTAGATGTTTGGAGACGGATAGCATGATCGAAATCATCCTGCGTGACAATACCAACCTAGGCGACATCGATATGCGCGACATCCTGCACGACGGCGTAGAGGCTGTGTCTGCACACCTCGTTGACCACCTGGGCAATTACACGCTGTATGCGCCGGCACCGTCACCAAGCTACACGCGTACGGGTGACCTGGGGCGCCACTGGACATACCAGATTACGAGCACGTCCAACGCTATTGTCAGCACGCTAGGCAACGCCGTGCGCAGTCGCAAGACGGGCCGCTCCTACGGCCCCTACGTGATGGACCCGCAGGATCAGGCGGCACACATGGCGGCGCGTGGCTGGCCAACGACAGACGATATTGCCACGGACCAGGAGCAACCAGCGCGGCGGCTGTTTGATGCGGTAGTAAACAGGGGGATAAGCTAAAAACTGACTATTCACTTTTTGCAAAAACTGTGCTATACTAAACGTAGCGAGTAAGGCAAGCGCAAG